GTATAGCCATACTTCATTGGGAAATCTGAAGTGACATGCTGATAAATACCAGGAGCAATATTAGCATAGTGGTAATCCACGGCGTATCGTTTAATGAGCTGCCTAAAAGAATTAACAGATTCCCCCATATATACAAGAAGAGAATTATCAGTAAGGGGATTACACGGTATATATTCTTCCGTGTTGGCCATGGCTTCTGGCGCATTGTTATCCTCCAAAGGATCACCTTCAATATCCCCTTGAGGTGTTATTACCTCATACCCAGCTTGCGTCTGCACAGTTGGATCATAAATACTGAGATTCTCTATCTGATTGTTAGGAGCAGCAAACTCAGCGTCATCACACATACTCATAAAAATGAGCACAGTAATGTCATTGTTTATGCTGCTGTTTGGGGTAGTCAATTCATTCAATACACTAACGTTCAAAACTCCATTAGCATCTGTAGCAGATGTATAAGCGGCAGTACGCATTGTATTTACAGCAGAGAACTGATTGGCACTAGCTGTTGGCAACCACGCACGTGGATTACCCCAAGCACAATCAATAACAAAATCTCTTTCATTAGATATATCTACAATTTTAGTGTACTGTACATTTGTCTCAGTTGAAGTTCCGTGTGCAACGGGATCCCACACGAACTTGAGTCTACCTTTATGATATGCTGACGCAACTATCATAAAACGATACCGCATTGTGCCCCTCCAATACTTAAAAGGTAACACTGCAAATGCACAAGCTGGAATCGTATATATAGTGCCAAGCGTACCCGTAGACGTAACTCCATACTGTGGCTTAACTCTAATATTGTACAATGAAGTGTTAGTAGTGCCCGCCGTTGTCCACGTAAAAGATGTTGCATATGTCTCTCTAGACGCTATGCGCTTCAAAGCTAAATCATCTTCACCTGACAACCCCACAATAGCAGGATCAACTGACAACTCCTGTTTAGAATCTACTGTTAGCTTCACTGACCCGTCAGGAGTGTCAGTCGCTGCTAACTCTCCAATAGGTCTCTGCTTAACAGATATCGATGTTTCCAAATTGACAGGCCTGGAATAACCAAACATCTTAGCAACGGAGGACATTGCTCCGCTCGCCATGGACGTGGCTTTCATGTAAGGACCAATAACAGGTATAGATGTCAAAGCTCCACTAGCTCTAGAAACAGCCGAAGCTGCTGCTGAAACTGGTGTGGAGCCATATTCATCACCTGCCTGTGCAGT